ACTACTTGATGGAACTGTGGGAGTTCTTTCATACTAAGGAGAAATGATGAGTAAGCAGACCTTCACGACAGGTCAGGTCTTGACCGCAGCGCAAATGACATCGCTGCAACAAACGGCGATGCTTGGTGGCGATGCGAGCGCGAAAGTCGCCTCTTACACGCTAGTTGCTGCCGATGCCGGCACTGCAATCTCGATGAGCAATGGCAGCGCAACGACAATCACTGTCAACACAGGATTGTTTGCAGCAGGCGACATCGTGACAATTGTGAATCTTGGTGCAGGCGTTTGCACTATCACCGCAGGAACGGCAACTGTTGCAACATCAGGTTCCCTTGCTCTTGCTCAGAATCAAGGCGGCGTTCTTCGCTTCACAAGTGCGAGCGCAGCCATCTTCTTCCAATTCGCAACACCTGCATCGGGCGACATCGAAGGTGTCACCGCAGGCACAGGTTTAAGCGGTGGCGGAACATCAGGCACAGTCACACTTTCGATTGCCTCTGCTCAATCAGATTTGGTTATCAAAGGCTTTGAAGAAGATGTGAATGTGGTGGCTTCTGCTGCCACAGGCACAATCAATTTTGATGTTGCTACCGCCTCGGTTTGGTATTACACATCCAACGCTACTGCCAACCACACTTTGAATTTCCGCTATGACGGATCAAATACCCTTAGCTCAAAGTTGGCAGTTGGCGATGCCATCACGCTAGTTTGGCTAAACACCAATGGCGCAACTGCTTATTATCCCAATGTCATTCAAATTGACGGAAGCACAGTCACGCCAAAGGTTCCTGCCGCGATCAGCGCAGGCAACGCCAGCGCCATTGATGCCTATGTCTTTACTATAATCAAGACGGCTGCAACGCCAACCTACACAGTTCTTGAAACTCAGACTAAGTTTGCTTAAAGGGGAATAGATGTCGCCAATACTTCAAGGCTTAGCCAACGGCTCAGCGCGTGGCTATGGTGCATTCGTTCCGCTTGGCGCAGCAGGCCCTTTTCAGTCCATTGCCAGCGCAAGTGGCACAGGCTCCAGTAATGAAATTACTTTTTCATCAATTCCTAGCGCTTACCAACATTTACAAATACGCGGCATAATGCAATGGGCAAGTGGTGATGAACTTAGAATAAGAATGAATGGAGATCAAAATCAAAATTACGCTTCTCATCATTTGATGGGAGATGGCTCTACTGCAATAGTATCAGGTTTAGCAAATCAATCTCAAATCCTTGTAAGTGCTTCGGGTTATTCTTGGCAAACAGCCACTTATCCTGCCCCAATAATTGTTGACATTCACGATTATGCTTCAACAACAAAAAAGAAAACTGTAAGAGTTTTTATGGGCGTAGACCAAAATACAACTCCACGCAGAATCCTATTGTCTTCGGGGTTATGGAATAGCACTTCAGCAATTACAAGTTTGACCTTCAGAACCGATGCAAATAATTTTGCAACAACAACTAGTCTTGGGCTCTACGGAATACAGGGGGCATAATGCCAGCGACATACGAACCGATAGCGACAACTACTTTAGTAGGTGCCGCTAGCACAATTACATTTAGTAGCATCCCTGCAACTTTTACAGATTTAAGTTTGGTGTTTGTATCAAGGATGAATGCAGGTGGTGGCAATTCCTCAAATGTCCTTATTAGATTTAATAATCTCAGCACAAGTATTTATTCAACAACAAGATTAGGGGGAGATGGAGCCTCTGCATTTTCAAGTAGTTTGAACACACAAACATCACTTGCGCTTTTGGCTGGAAGTGCTGGAAGTGCAACTTCTTCTGGACGATTTAATTTCTCAAAAACAGACATATTTTCTTATGCAGGTTCAACTTTCAAAACAGGGTTATCAGAAATAAGTGCCGATAATAATGGTTCAGGATATGTTGTAAGACAGGTGCTTCTTGCTCAAACAACTGCTGCTATAAATCGTATTGACTTACTTGATGCAAGTGGAAATGATTTTGCGTCAGACACAACCGCCACACTCTACGGAATACTGAAAGCCTAATATGCCAGCCACATACCAACTCATCGCAAGCAATACGCTTTCATCAGCAGCCGCATCGGTTACTTTCTCATCTATCCCTGCGACTTATACGGATTTGGTCGTTAGGATTAGTGCAAGGTCGGATAGGTCTGGGTCAAATGTTGATGTTATTTTCTTTAGGTTTAATGGTATTTCTACAACTGTTTATTCAGATACTGCAATAAATGGAACAGGTGCTGTTGCAGATAATGGAAGAAGCACCAATGCAACTACAATGTTTAATTCAGGATATTTTGCGATACCTGCTGCGACAAGCACAAGTTCAACATTTTCCAGTATGGAAATTTATATTCCATCTTATGGTGTTTCACAAAATAAACCTCTTAGTGGTTTTTCTGTAAGTGAAAACAATTCAGCATCTTCTGGGGCTTTCATAACTGCGGATGCTGGATTATGGCGCAGCACAGCAACAATTTCAAGCATTGAATTTTCACTTAATACAGGACCAAATTTCGTATCAGGTTCATCGTTCTTTCTATACGGCATCAAAAACACATAAGGAGCAATAATGGAAAAAGTAATAGTAGATTGCAGCACAGGGGAAACAACCATTGTTCCCTTAACTGCCGAGGAAATCGCACAGGCAGAGGCCGATAAAGCACAGGCCGAGGCTGACCGACAGGCGGCAGAGGCAGAGGCACAGGCGAAGGCAGCTCAAAAAGAAGCCATTGCCGAGCGCCTTGGCCTAACAGCAGAGGAACTTGCAACCCTGCTTTCCTAATGATTTATGAATGCGAAGACATCATCCGCACAATTGATGATCATATAGACGAATTTGAAAACTTGGGGTTTCTGCTAAAGGAGAAAAATGGCTTCCTCGAACTCAATTACTGTCACATCAACAGGAGTTCTCATCATTGAAACCTATGGTGAGTATCGTGATGTCCACCTTCGCAATGTTGGTTCTCACGCAATGTATGTCGGCGGGCAAGGCGTGACTACTGCCAATGGTTTCGCCATTCCTAAAGATGCTTACATCGATTTCAGAATGGCACCGAAGTCGCAGTTGTATGCCATAACAAGCAACAATGAAACTGGCACTGCCTCGATGTTATTTATGGAGCCATAAGATGAGCGCAACCGATTGGGCAAGCTTCATTGTCGCCCTCATCAGCATCCTCGGCTCAACCGCCTTTGGAGTAAAGTGGCTCGTCAAGCATTATCTCAATGAACTCAAGCCTAATGGGGGCAGTTCAATAAAAGACAAAGTGTCAGTCCTAGAGGATAAGGTTGACTTCTTAACCGACCTAGTGAAGCAGGCATTGAAAAAATAATGTGTTCGCAACTTGATAAATTCTTAGAAGTGGCAGCAGGCGAGGTTGGCTACATCGAAGGCCCTGCCGATAACCAAACAAAATATCAGAAGGCAAATCAGCCTTGGTGCGGAGCCTTCGTCAATTGGTGCGCAAAGCAGGCAGGTATAAAAATCCCTGATTGCACTTACACACCGGCAGGGGCAAAGGCGTTCGCCGATGCGAAGCGTTGGCAGGTCGTTGCCGAGGCCGAGCCGATGCCAGGGGATTTGGTTTTCTTCGACTTCCCAAATGATTCACTTGACCGCATTTCCCACATCGGCATCGTTGAGCAAGTCAAGGACAATGGAACTGTTGTCTGCATTGAAGGCAACACCGCCCCCGACACTAAGGGCGATCAGCGCAATGGCGGGCAAGTTGCCCGTAAGATACGCGCCTACAAAGTAAAGAATCGTGGCAAACTCAAGCCATCTCTGCCAGTGTTCATCGTGGGCTTTGGCAGACCTAAGTTCAAGGAGTGCAAATGTTCGACAAAGAAAAAGCAGTCGCAATCGCCTCAACCTATGCAAGAGCAGGGGCCGCTTCAGTAGCAGCTCTCTATCTTGCAGACCCTTCCCGCCCTCTTAAAGATTACCTTGCTGCATTCATCGCAGCAGTCATTGGCCCTGTGCTAAAAGCCATTGACCCAAAGGCGACAGAATTTGGTCGCGGAAGTAAGTAGAGAAATGAATCGGGGGAAGATTTTGGATGAGGCCAAACGCCTCACCGCAACGGATCGTCAGAGTATTTATGGCGACCCTTATGTGAATCACAAACGCATCGCAGACCTGTGGAGTGTTTATCTTGAAACTGAGATAAGCCCTTCACAGGTCGCTTTGTGTTTATGCCTTGTCAAAATTGCTCGGCTAATAGAAACACCTGACCACCTAGATAGCATCATCGACTTGGCGGCTTACACCGCTATTTATGGGGAAATCAATGATAGTGAAAAATAACCTAGTGCTTGTGCCAACTAGAGGCAGGCCAAAAAATGCAGTTGAAGTCTTGCAAGCACATAGAGAATTTTCTTGTCGCTCTGATTTGCTCTTTGTTGTGGACAAAGATGATGATGAGATAGTCAATTATCGAAGCTCGGTCGGCGTTGAATACATCTTAGAAATCGAAAACACGACAAGGGGAATGGCTTATCCTGTCAATGTCGCTGCCAAGAAGTATGTCAATGAATATGACTTTTTCACCTTCATCGGCGATGACCACAGATTCAAAACGCCTGATTGGGATATTGCATTGAGCAGAGCGATAGGCACCGCCCCTGGCGTGGCTTATGGCAATGACCTCTTGCAAGGTGAGAACTTGCCAACTGCCGTGATGTTGTCAAAAGCCATTGTCAGCGCCCTCGGCGGGATGGTGCCACCGAAACTTCGCCACTTATACCTTGATAACTTTTGGAAGCGACTAGGTGAAGACCTTGGAAATCTCGTCTATTTGCCTGAAGTAATCATTGAACATCGCCATCCGATAGCAGGCAAAGCTGAGTGGGATGAAGGCTATCGCTTGGTCAATGCCCGCGAGATGTATTCATTCGATGCCTTGGTCTATGACAATTACATCAAGAGCGAGGACTACCAAGTTCTCTTGCGAGATTTATCTAAATGAGAGCAATTGCCTTCTCGCTATATGGCAATAATCCGCGCTACAACATCGGAGCTATCAAGAACGCAATCCTTGGCTCGCGTTATTTTCCTTTTGAGGATGGTTTCCGTCTAGTTTTCTATTGTGGACAAAGCGTTGAAGAATGGGTCATCAGCACCTTGAATCTTGTCAAAGGCGTGAAGATTGTCAGGATGAGTGAGGCAGAAGATAACACTGCAAGGCTTTGGCGTTATCTTGCTTTTTCTGACCTGCAATTTGAAGTTGTCATCTGCCGTGATGCCGATGCTCGCCTTTCCTTCCGTGACCGAATCGCTCACGAAGAATGGGAGCAATCAGGTCTTGATTATCACATCATCAAAGACCATCCAATCGGTCACAACTATCCAATAAGCGCAGGGATGTTTGCAGGCAAGACCGCCAAGTTGCGAGATATGGCAGAACTAATCGCATCAGATAACCCTGGCGATTTCTACACAACCGACCAAACGTTTCTTGAATCTGTAATTTATCCAAGGGTCAAGGATTCAGTCCTTATTCACGATCCGTTTTACAACACACCTATTGAGGGCAAGTCAATTAGAACAGGCATTGCCTTTGATGCTCCAACTCGCCTCTCTCATATAGGCGCAGCTCTTGATGAGAATGACCGCTTTATCTTTAGGATTGACCGAGAGGCTCAATTGGCAGAAGCCAACACTGAGAAATATAAGTATGAGAGCGACAGGTGGGGGAAATGAAAATCCTGATAACAGGCGATGAGGGCTTTGTCGGCACTAACTTCAAGAAGCATCTTGATACCAAGAACAACCAAATCACCGGCATTGACATAAAGAATGGGCGCGATGTCCGTGACTTCTTTGCCAAAGATGACACCAAGTTTGATGTCGTCATCCATCTCGCGGCCATTGTCGGTGGCCGTGCCACCATTGAAGGAAATCCTTTGGCAGTTGCCTCTGACTTGGCCATCGATGCCGACTTATTCCAATGGGCGCTTCGCACTCGCCCTGGTCATTTGGTTTATTTCTCATCCTCTGCTGCCTATCCGATTTTCTTGCAACGCGCTGAATACAAACAGAAGTTGAAGGAATGGGATATAAACCTTGACCACATAAGAACGCCTGACTTGACCTATGGATGGGCAAAGCTATCGGGCGAGAAACTTGCCTCTTATGCTCGCGCCGAAGGTTTGAACATCACCATCCTTCGCCCATTTTCAGGCTATGGCACGGATCAAAGCCTTGACTATCCATTCCCTTCATTTATCAAGCGAGGCAAAGAGAAGGAAGCGCCTTTTAATGTTTGGGGCAAAGGAACACAGGTGCGCGACTTCATCCACATTGAGGACATTGTAAGAGCTACTTTTGAGGCAATAACAAACAAAGTTGAGGTTTCTAATCTCTGCTCAGGTAGAGCGACATCTTTTATTGAATTGGCAGAACTTGTGATGATGCAGGCAGGTTATTTGGCTGAAATAAAAACCAACCCGACTGCACCTGTTGGGGTTGCATATCGGGTTGGCGACACTCGCAAAATGCTCTCCTTCTATGAGCCTCGCATCTCTTTGGAAGAAGGCATTGACCGAGCCTTGAAGGGCATTTAGAACTCGCGCTCCATCTTCTTGATTGTTCGGTTGATGTATTTAGGTGAAGCCCAATCCATAAACCATTGCGGAAAGATGACCGCACTTGGTTGGCGCTTTGGCATAAATAACACCATCAGAAGTGGAATCCAAAAGCCATAGAAGGCTGAGAG